TAGATTATGATAATCAGTATGATGCTAGGGCCATGCCTCAGTACAATATCAAGTACAAGCATGGCTATATAGATGGGAGAAAGATAAGGATAGGGGAGGAGAGAGAAGGCACATGAGCATGGGATTTGTTAGGTGTCCCTACTGTGGATCAGCAGATGGAGAGAAGCTGTTCGCTATTGATAACATCTTTGAGTGTTACTGTGGTTCATGTGACACATCTTGGGAGGAGGAGGTACGGCAGTACGAGACTACAACAAAGCACCAGCAGAGGATGCTAGAGGATCATGGTGAGGAATGTTAGCACTAGGAGTGATATGTATACTAGCCATGATTGGTGTTATGTTTCTGGACAGAGACTACGAGAATGTAATTGGTATACAACTAGTAGTCATGCTAGGAACTGTGCTGGTCCTGAGCATAGGAGTAATCTTTAACTATCTATAACTATAAGTTATAGTTAATGTTACAGGGGGTACTAGCATGGTTGTAACTTTAGAAACTGACCAAGCCCTGATTGAACATCAACTTGAGCTTGAGACTGACATGCTAACAGGAGGTGTACGTAGGTTTAGGAAGGCTAGAGACAGGTCAATCCAGGCTGGTAGGGAATCACACACAGTACACGGCAGGGCTATCATAGCACAGCTAGTGGACACTGTTAGACAGGGTATAAAGGAGTGGCTAGACAATCCAACAAACAAGTCGAGAGACATAGCATGGAAACGTCTCAATGGTATGGACATAGAACAGGTAGCATACCTGTCACTAGTCTCCCTAGTAGACAGCCTGAGTAGGAAGAACACACTACTCTATGTAGCACGTAACATAGGAGGTAACATTGAGATACAGGACAGGCTAGACAGGTGGATACACACTGAGGGTAGTGTAGCACACAACGTCATACGTGAGGCTATGAAGAAGGCTTATGGTGCTAGACGCTACGGTCTTACACACAAGATGAACAAGGATGGATACCAGTACACAGAATGGGAGAAGTCAGAGCGTGTGCATGTAGGCTTCAAGATGGTAGACATTATCATCCAGACTACAGGACTAGTAAAACTAGACACACAACAGACGGAACGAAAACGCAGAGCTACCTATGTCAAACCAACGGAGGGAACTGAGGATTGGGTAAACGCTTTTAATACATACATGGAGACATCAAGACCACGCTACCTACCATGTGTAATACCACCTAAGCAGTGGACTTCTGTACGTGGTGGTGGCTATCATGGTCATGTCATAGATGAACTTCCAATAGTGAGGCGCAAATGAATTTACAGAAACTACTGAATAGACTGGCACGACAAGACCTGACGGAAGAGTATGCCTGTCTTAACGCCTTACAGGAGACTGAGTGGAGGATTAACAGGAAAGTACTAGAGGTTATACGTAACCTGTGGGACAATGGACAGGAGTGGGGTAAGCTGCCTGCCAAGGATGACATACCACTACCACCCTACCCTTTCGAGAAGGGTAAGGAAGAGATGACTGAGGATGAGAGGGAGGAGTTTCGCAACTGGTCACGCAAGCGTAACCTAGTCTACTCCGAAAACAATCGCAGTGTGAGCAAGCGCATACAGGTAGAGAGAACACTACAGGTAGCAGAACAGTACGCTAAGTATGATAAGTTCTACTACGTGTGGCAGAACGACTTTCGTTCCCGCAAGTATGCAAGCAGCACCTTTCTCTCACCTCAGTCTGCTGACTGGTCAAAGGCTATGCTAGAGTTTGGCTATCCAATGGCTATCAATAACTGGGAGGATGCTCGGTGGCTGTGTATTCATGGTGCTAATCTCTATGGTAACGACAAGATAAGCCTGAATGACAGGGAACAGTGGGCCTGGAACTACTCTGATGAGGCACACCGTATTGTTGAGAACCCGTATGACAATCAGGCATGGCTTGAGGCAGACAAACCATTTCAGTTTCTTGCATGGTGTCACGAGATGTCAGCACTCAACAAGCAGGGCTGGGGATTTGAGACACGCCTACCTGTGTCTGTTGATGGTAGCTGCAACGGACTGCAACACCTGTCAGCTATACTCAGGGACGAGCGTGGAGGTAAGGCTACTAACCTTCTACCCTCTGACTTACCCCAGGATATATACACTCAGGTAGCAGAGGAGACTATCAAGCGTGTACAACAGGACGACAGCCAGCTAGCTAGGGACTGCCTAGCATTTGGTATAGACAGGAAACTAGCGAAGCGTCCTGTTATGATTGTCCCCTACTCTGGTACTCGTCACTCCTGTAGGACATATATAGAGGAGGCAATGCGAGAGAAGATAAAGGAAGGGGCACCCAATCCGTTTGGTGAGGACTTGTTCGATGCCTCATCCTACCTAGCAGGACATGTCTGGACTTCTATAGCTGGCGTCATTCAATCCGCAAGGCAGGTGATGGACTATGTAAAAGGTATTGCAGATATGTATGCAGACCACAAGAAGCACATGGAATGGGTAACACCAACAGGATGGCTAGTGCTACAACAGTACCACGAGATGTCACAGAACCGTATCAAGACACACATCTCTGGTCAGGTTGTATCCCTATCCTTTCCACAGGAGAAGACCAGTAGCGTACACAGACAGAGGACTGGGCTGGGTAGTAGCCCTAACTTTATACACTCACTGGATGCAGCAGCCATGACTAAGACTATTAACACGGCAGTCAAGGCAGGCATACAAGACTTCGCTATGGTACATGATAGCTACGGGACACACTCGTCTAACATGTTAGCCATGTCAGAAATTCTAAGAGAGGAGTTTGTAAATATGTATGAAGAGCATGACGTGTTGGAGGAACTACGACAACATGCTATGCTAACTCTTGGTACCAAAGATGTACCACTCCCACCGAGCAAGGGTAACTTAGATTTGTCTAGCGTACTGGAGTCAGAATATTTCTTTGCGTAGATTTCTAAAGTTACAACCAAGCATTATCACAACGAAGCGATTGGAGAACTTATATGCTCGTTATAAAAGGCAATGCACTCTGGACTAAAGTGTTTGAACCAGACACTCGTTATGTACCAGAGGGAGAGTATAGTATTCAGGTAGTCGTACCTGAGACAGAAGCAGCAGACGTGTGTGAACAACTTGAGAACATGGCGCAAGCTAAGTTAGCAGAAGTTGTCAAGGAACAACCTAAACTTAAGAATGTCCTGTCCACACGTACACCGTTTGAAGATGAGACTGATGAGACTGGTAATCCAACAGGTAATGTCCTGTTCAAGACTAAGATGAAGGCACGTATCAAGTCTCGTGATGGACGAGTGTATGAACAGAGGCCAGCAGTAGTAGATGCAAAGCGTACTCCTCTTGATGGCTCTCAGTTAATAGGTAATGGATCACTAGTTAAGGTAGCTGTTGAACCTGTATCATACATGATGCAGTCCACTAAACAGGTAGGTGTCACGCTACGCCTGAAGGCTGTGCAGATTATTAACCTTGTTGAATATGGTAACACTACTTCGTCTATCTTCGATGAAGAGGATGGGTTTGTAACCTCTGCTATTCGCAAGGATGATAACTCAGATGTCTTTCAGGATGAGTTAGTTGACGATGCTGAAGGGGACTTTTGAGGAAAGGGTCATTGGTGACTTAAAAGATAGAGGCGTTTCATATCAGTATGAACCAGACAAGGTATCATATACTGTGGAACGCTTCTATATTCCTGACCTCTTGCTTGGTACTATGTATGTAGAACTGAAGGGATACTTCAGACAGGATGCACAACGAAAGATGAAGGCTGTTAAGGCACAGCATCCAGAGTTGGACATTCGGTTTGTATTCCAGAACGCTGCGTCTACAATACAGGGTGCCAAGAAGAGGAAGGATGGGTCTAAGATGACCTGTGCAGAATGGGCAGACCGTAATGGTTTTGTCTGGGCAGAAGCAACAATACCTGAGGAGTGGTTACAATGACAAGCGAACAAGTAAAAGCAATGATGGACTTCTATGGTTCAGGTAAATGGACTGCTAAAGAAGTAGCTATAACATTTATACCTCACTTGGAACAAGAAAGCTTACAGTCCTTCTATGATACTATGATGGTATTAGTAGAAGAAAAGAAAGCTAGGACACATGAGGTATTACAATGAGTATCATAGACATAAGTGAGGAGATTGTATCTGAGGTTGATGTCAATGTAGAACTGAACGCTGAAGGTGTTCGTGTCTCTGTCTACGTTGACGAGTGCGAGGTAGCAGACTTTGTTGACTATCAGACTATGGCTTATAGGATGGTAGCTGACAAGCAGAAGTATCCCAATGAGGTACTAGCTACGATAGCTGACGAACTAGCCAAGGTTGTGGACATATTCGAGGAGGCAACAAAAGCCCTGTGGTTTGAAGATGATGAATGAAGAGGCTGAGTTCATACGACATGAACCCTGTCCTCACTGTGGCAGCAGTGATGCCAACGCTCTCTATAGCAATGGTAATCACTGGTGCTTCTCATGTGAAACCCTTACCCCTGCTGACAAACAGACTGAGGCGGTAGCTATGTTAGAAACTGTAGACAGTGTGTTCCTAGATTTAGAATACAAGGAACTAAATAAGCGTGGCATTACCCAGAAGACTTGTGAGTTGTGGGGGTATGGTGTCTCCACATACAAGGGACAGAAGGTACAGGTTGCCAACTATCGCAACAGGGCAGGTGACTTGAAGGCGCAGAAGATACGCTTCGCTAACAAGGACTTCTCTGTTGTGGGTACACTCAAGGATGTTGGCCTGTATGGTGAGCATCTATGGAGGGATGGTAGACATGGTAAGTTCATCACCATAGTTGAGGGTGAGCTTGATGCCCTGTCTCTGTCACAGGCTATGGATAACAAGTGGCCTGTCTGTTCCCTACCCTCAGGCTGTACGTCTGCTAAGAAAGCTATCGGTAAGTCTATCGAGTGGCTATCTAAGTATGAGTATGTAGTCCTGATGTTCGACAGTGATGAACAGGGTCAGAAGGCAGCTAAGGAGTGTGCCTCTGTCCTACCACCTAACAAGTGTAGGATAGCCACACTACCACTGAAGGATGCCAATGAGATGCTCGTCAATCGACGGGTCAAGGAATTGGTTGATGCAGTATGGGAAGCTAGAA